GCCGGCCAAGCGATTAACAGTCGCTTAGTTTTACTGCTTGATTCGGCAGTTCCCAAGCGATAATTCCACCGTCATTCGAACTGTAACTTGGAGTTCGAGTGATGGAAACTTTAGACTTATTTGACCACAACCCGCCCACTGTCGATGTCACCAGTGAGCCAATGTCTGTTCCCAAGAAGCCACCAGTGGCGACAAAGGCAGACGACAACACTATCCCAAATATTCTGCTTTATGCCCACGATAATGCGACCACCTTTTGGAAAGGCTGGAAGCACCGCAGAGACTGCCTGATGCAAATCAGACGCTTTGCTGGCTGGATGGATATTGGGGCTATCCCGATGAGCCAGATAACCGACAGTCACATGGTTGATTATCGTGATTACCTTGCATCTACAGGGATGGCTGACGGCACAGTTAATCGACATCTATCAGGCATATCATCATGTTTAACTAAAGCAGTCGAAAAGAAGGTGCTGACGTATGCCCCACGGTGCAAGTATCTGTCGGAGAGCAAAGGCAGACCCCGCTCATTTTCATCTGATGAGGTTTTTCAAATCACAGACCACTTCATCAAAGCTGGTGAAGAGTGGATTGCTGATATGGTGATTGTCGGATGTAACACTGGGATGCGTAAGAGCGAGATTGTTGCGCTTGCTGATGATGATGTGATTGTCGCCACTGACTATTCCAGCGTGTGGCTTCCAAAGCGTCTGACGAAGACCAAAGAAGGCCGGAAGGTGATGCTTAACGAGAAGGCGCAGAAGGCTGTCAGAAGGCTCGTAAAGTCGATTAAGGCATCATATACCCATGACATCTTCTATGACCGCTGGTGGGTCTGTAAAGAGGCTCTAGGGTACAGGCATGATGATACATTTGTCTTCCATGTGACCAGACACACAGCGGCCACCAATATGGCTAACAAATCTGTGAACAGCAAAACCATTGCAAGAATATTGGGGCACAAGAACGAGAAAACTACAGCCCAATATATGCACCCTTCAGATGATGCAATGTCTGATGCTGTTAACGTGATTTAAGGGGAGATGGCTATGAGTAAGATTTTTATCATCAAGCATGAAGATGGCCAGATAGAGTTCGTAAATACGCAACAGCAATTTATGGATATCATCACTGACAAATCACCACAGCCGCTTCCAGAGTTGGCTGAGTTTCAAGATAGCGACACTGGCTGGATTGCCGAACTGGATGGAGTGATGCAATGAGCAATGGCAATTTTGACGATTATTATAAGCAACTGGAAGGCTACACCATCAAGCAATATTCAGGCACAACTGAAGATGCATATGGTGATGGCTTTCCGCAGTTTGTCCTGACGAAGCAGGGGCATCCAACTTTGTACATCGAGGTCAGTCGAGATCCTGAAGGCAATGGGGGTGGCTTTCTGTTCATCACAGACGATGATGGTGGTGAAGAGGAACTCTGCCGCTGTCATGGGCATCCAGTTGATGAATGTCCATTCGATAAAGAACACTAGGGGGCTAGACAATTACACACTTAACATTAGGGGTGTCCTTCGGGATGCCCCTTTTTTTCGTTACCCACCGTTCAAATCAGCAAAACCAGATTCCAGGTGGTCAGATTTTAATTGAGCCTATATTAGACCAGAAAATCTAATACCCACTATATTAGACCAGAAAGTCTAAAGTCCCCCTATAGCCATACGCTATTTAATACCCACCATATTAGACCAATAGAGTCTGCTTCTGCCGATAAAACGCAAATCGGCATCACCCCGACATGAGCGAAGAGTTTCGTGCCACTATAAGTGGGCAAATCGCCAAAACAGTTTTGTGCCACTATAGAGCGAAGCAATCCCCAAACAGTTTCGTGCCACTATAGAGCGATGCTGTTGGTGGCTTCGCTCATTGTTGTAACTTGAGTAAAGGATGAGTAAATGGAAAAAATGATGAATGAAAAAGTTCTACAATGGGAAGCTGTTTTGGAACGTATGTGGGGCGACAAATGGGAAGAACTGACAGCTAAAGAAATCTGTAAGCTGTTTGGTTTTCACCAGAAACTGTCGCCACCAGTGCCCCAAAATAATAACTCTGAGTGGGAAGATGAGCCATCGAAGCCTGATAGTATGTATATGGCTGAGATTGTCGCAGAGGTGCGCTTTGAGTATGAAAATGAAGATGAAGTGATAGAATACTTCCAGAATTATGCTTACTGGTCTGCGGAGGGCAACCCCAGAAAAACGATGGTCTGGGTAGAGTCAAACGATGACTATAGCCCAGAGCAAGATTGGAACGTGCGTGTGCATGGGATGGCGGTTTACGATAATGCAGTTGATATGTTGTCGGATGCCTCTGACCGGGTCACTTTTATACTGGAAGCCCCGGATGCACTTTATGAAACCTCGCATGGCTCTATAGCGCAAACCATACACTTTGCGGCATAACGATTGCCCAACGCCTGTAGCGGTAGCCTCGTGCTATTGCTATGGGCGTTTTTTTCTTTGTCGATGTCTTTATGCCGATAAATCCCCCAAAATCATACTAAGGTCAACTGAGCGTCAACTGGCGGCAATCTGCCGGATTTTGTACTGTCAATAGACCAAAGGTGAAAGTTTTTTACATTCGTTACTGCCACAAGGACGACAGGCTGCAGATCATTTGCTAGCCTTTGAGAATCAGAAATTGCGGCAACTAAATGTTGGGGGTTTTCTGCCAGAAATGTGGATAAAAGCACAATATTTTGTAGTTATCCACAATATCCACATTATTCACACGAGAAATAACGGTGCGGATAGTGTAGGGTGGCAAATTGAAGACATCTTCGTGATTGCGGATTTTATGATTTTTAGACGATGAGACGATAGATAATGAGTGAATCCAATAAAACAGTGGTTAACGCTGTGCGTGAAGAAAAGATGAAGCAAGGTGGCAAAGACCGCTTTATCAAACGTCAGACCCAGATAAAAGACAGGGCTGGGCTGTCGCAAACTCGTGCCGGGACAAAACAGCGGCAGGAGGTTTTAGATTTGGTAGAGGCCGCTTTGTGGCAATTCTATAACAAAGAGTTCAACAGGACAGGTGGTAGAAGGCCAAACTGGTATGCCCTGACCACAACAACCATCCAGCGTGAAGATGAGGATGGCAACCTAATCACATCACCATGGCCAGCAATGCCTGTCGAAACTATGGCGAATATTGCTGTCAGCGTTATGCAGGATGCTGTGAAACGTGATTGGACTTTGATGACAACAGTTATCCATCTTGGACGCCAGTACCACATAGAGATGTTTCAGGTGCTGGTAAATGCTACGTCAAAAGGGCGGGAGCATATGAAAGAGATTGATAAATGGGTAAAGCAGAAAACTATGTGCCCACAGGATCGCATCAGGCGGGCGGTAAATCATGCCAAAAAACTAGGTTATGATTTCGAAGACTGGCCAGATGAAGATTATTGGGCTGTCGGTTCGTTATTATACAGCGGGGCGTTGTACTCGAAGAAATTCGAGAAGGAAATGGTCAACGATTATGATGACCGGGAAATGCACTCTACCCGGAAGGTTTCATTGACGCCAGAAGCTATAGCCGAACTAGAAATTGGCGAAAGCAAACTGCAATGGAGTTCGCCTAAATTTGGTCCGATGGCAAGCCCGCCACTAAAATGGGATAATCTGGATAACACCAGAAGCCCATATAATATGCCAATGCTGTCTAGACAGACACCGCTGGTAAAGAACAGCCCTACAGACCAACAGGAAGCGATGGAATTAGCATTGCAGTCAGGTCAGATGAATGGGGCGTTAGAGGCGTTAAATACGCTTCAGGAAGTGCCATATGAAATAAATACATATGTGCTGGATGCTATAAAATTCGCCACCAAAACAAAAGGCGTGGCAGAGGATATAGCAAGCTTTCCTGATTTACAGCGTACCAAACTGAAAAAGCATGATGATGCCGATATAGCTGGATTAGACCCTAAGCAGGTTGCCGACTACTGGAAATCTCGCAATGAAATCCAACTCGATAATAGGACAGTTGTAGCTAACAGGCTCAACATTACAGCCCATCTGGAAGAGGCTGATGAATTGGCTGAATTAGGTGTCTTCTGGCTACCACACCAGTTTGACAGCCGCTCAAGGGTGTATCACACCCCGCATTTTGGCCACCACACCCAAGATTATTTGCGAAGCCTTTTCCTGTTCCATAACAAAACCAAGGTTAAAGGCAACGAGCATTTCCTGAAATTGCAGATGGCCAACAGCTATGGTTACGATAGCAAAACTAAAGACCCGGACACAGGCGAGTTAGGCTGTAACATAGATAAACTCAGCCTAGATGGCAGGTTGCAATGGGTTGATGACAATGAAGTTGCAATCTTGCGGGCGGGTGAAAAATTCGACCTGACATTGGAAACATTCCAGTTTTGGTCTTCCGCTGATGACAGCTTACAGTTTTTGGCGGCTTGCAGGGAGTATTACCTTTTCAAGCAAGACCCCGATAACTATGAATCCGGCTTGCCCATCGGGCTAGATGCAACAAACAGTGGCGCACAGCATTATGCTGCGGCCACCCGGGACATTGGTTTAGCTAGCTGGGTAAACCTACTGCCAAGCGGCACGAGCGAAAAGCCGAAGGATATTTATGCTGAAGCTTTGCGGATCACGATAGAAAAGCTGGAAGAGGATAAGCAAACCTATACCAACCAGCTTTCTGAATTGAATGACCCGGACGCCATTGAGAACAAAAAGCGTTACATTACCGCCTGTGAAGAGTTGTTGGCCAGTGTCGGTAAAAGCTGGGGTTTAAAGCGCAAAGTGGCGAAAAGACCATGCATGACATGGGCTTATTCAAGCAGACGCTATGGCATGAAAAAACAGCTAAAGAAAGACTGGATGAATGACATCACCAAAGATGCCAATAATGGCAAATTTCCAGATGGCCATCCATTCTCTGAAAAAGGCTGGGTAGCCTGTGACCAGCTAGCAAAGAACATTGAGGAATCTATTTCCACTGTGGCGCAACCAGCCGCAGAGGGAATGGCATTTTTCCAGCAATGTGCGAGGGTCATGGCCAAGCATGGTTTGCATATGACCTTTACAACGCCCATGGGCTTTCCAATGCACCAGCGGTACTGTGAGCCTGAATATGCCACGGTGGAAACCAAAGATGGCTTTAAGAAGCAGGTGCGGAAGAAGCGGGTGCGGCTCTGGCTGATGGATATTGAAACCAATATGCCTGAGAAGGATGGCCGGGGTAATACTGTTGTCTATACAGATAAGGTTGATGCCAGAAAGAGTGCTAATGCCATTGCCCCAAACATCATCCACGCTATGGATGCCACACACCTGATGATGACTGTTCTACTATGCAAACAGAATGGTGTGACAGATTTCATGGCGGTGCATGATAGCTTCAGCACATCCATCGGTAATGTTGGAACGCTGACAGAAGCCATCAGAGCGGCTTTCATTGGTCTTTACAAGGATTATGACCTTTTCGAGGACATTCTAATCCAATGTAGAGAGCGGCTGTACGATCATCTGTTGCCCCAGTGGGAGCAAGAACACATAGATGATGGCAAGGAAGTCCCAAATGACCTTGGTGAGGTTCTGGTGCATTACCTTAGGCATGATGCAGGTTTCCCAGATTTGCAGAATCCAGGGGGGCTAGATTTGGATGGCGTGATGGAAAGCGAATACTGCTTCTCGTAGTTTCGTGCCACTATCGAGCGAGGCAACTTAGGGCGGTCATTTTGGCCGCCTTTTTCTTTGCCTGAAATCCAGAAGAAAGGAGCGGTAATGAACCCAATAGAAAAGCTTTTGGGTATGGGGAAGCTATTTCTCATGCGGGGACAGCCCATACCAGCACACATACTTGCCGAAGCGGAAGAGCATGGATTGTGCCTGTCCGATTTCGGTGAGCCGATTAACCAAGTTAATGATGAAGGAGAAATTATAGATGGCACAACAGAAAAGAGTGACATTTAGCACACCAAAAGCCGTGGCTATGTATCCATGGCTGAATAAACCCGATTGCCAATTCGATGCGAGCGGTCAATTCAAGGTCAATTTGCGGATGCCCGCAAAGGAAGCAAAGCCGCTCATGGATGCAATTCGTGATGAGGCCAAGACAGCATTTGGGGATAAAGCCTCAAAGGCGAGGATGCCATTTAAGACTGATGCGGATACTGGTGACATCATTTTTGTCACGAAATCCAAATTTGCCCCCAAGGTTTTTGACACAACAGGCGCATTAATTACGCCAAATAACGTGCCACAGATTTATGGCGGCTCTGTCTTGAAGGCTTCTGGCAACATCTACCCTTATACAGCGGGTGGAAGCACAGGCGTCTCTCTCCAGCTTGCAGGGGTGCAGGTGGTTGAATTGTCGGATGGCAATAACGCTGGCATCAGCTTCGAGGCTGAAGAGGGGTCATTTGTTGCGGCAAATGATACTGGTAATGGCTCTGCTACAGAGGCGGGCGATTACAATTTCTAAACCAAACAAGCGTAGTTCCGGGCTAATCCGGGGCTATAGGTCGGGGCTTGAGGACGCTATAGCCCGCCAGATTGAACAAGCTGGTCTTCCTGTCATTTATGAGGAAGAAATCATTTCATACGTCTGGCCAGAACGCTCCTCAACCTATCGACCAGATTGGAAGCTACCCAAGCAGGGTGGCTTTTTTCTTGTCGAGTCCAAAGGGCGGTTCGTTGTCGAAGACAGACAGAAGCATTTGCTGATCAAAGAACAGCACCCGGACATCGACATCAGGTTTGTTTTTTCTAACTGCAACCAAAAACTCTACAAGGGCAGTCCGACTACCTATGCGGATTGGTGCGATAAGCATGGTTTTGTCTATGCCAATAAACGCATCCCCGAAGAGTGGTTGAAAGAAGGGGATATAGAAGATGTCACAGAATGACAAAATACTCACTCACTTGAAGGATGAAGGCACAATCAGCGGCTTGGAAGCATGGGATTTATATCGTGTGCGGTCTTTACCAAGACGCATAGCTGACCTGCGCCAGCGGGGCATCCAGATAGTGTCTGAGAAACGCAAAGACCGATTAGGTCAGCGTTATGTGCGTTATGCGATGGCGCAATAAAAGGAGAGCAAGCGATGCAATACGATGGTCATTCATCTGAGTTTGTTGAACACACCCACTGTGACCAGTGCGGTAGCAGTGACGGTGTAGGGAGATTCTCAGATGGCCATTCGTATTGTTTCGTCTGCAAAGCCTACACAAACTCATCGGAATCCAGTCCAACGGTGTCTGAAACAAAATCAGAGCCAATTCAGGACAAAAGTGAAACCAAACAAAAAGACTTATTGCAGGGCAAAGTCCAAGCGTTACCTGCAAGAGGAATAACAGAAGAGGCTTGCCGGAAATATGGTTATGTATGCGCCAATCATAATGGTGAGGGCGTACAGGCGGCAATCTACAGGGATAGCAATGGCAATCCTGTAGCCCAAAAGCTGAGAACCAAGGACAAGAAATTCACATGGGTCGGTGAACCCAAGAAAGCTGTCCTGTTCGGGGCACACCTTTATTCCAAAGGCCGCTATCTGGTCATAGCAGAAGGGGAGTTGGACTGTCTGACGATAGCCCAGGTCCAGAACCTGAAGTGGCCAGTGGTGAGCCTACCAAATGGCGCACAGGCGGCTGTGAAAGCCATTAAAGATAACTGGGATTACGTCAATCAATTCGAGAATATTGTTTTGATGTTTGACCNNGGCAAACAGGCCGCACAAGAAGTAGCTGAAATCCTTCCAGTCGGAAAGGCAAAGATTGCCAATCTACCTTGTAAAGATGCGAATGAGTGTCTGCTGCAGGGCAAGGGAAGCGACATAATATCAGCTATTTTTGAAGCAAAAGACTACAGACCAGACGGCATTGTATCAGCTACAGATTACAGAGATGAAATCACAATAGACGAGACAGCGTCATCTGTTGAATACCCATACTCTATGCTCAATCAAATCCTTAAGGGTTTGCGAAAGCAGGAGTTAGTAACTCTCACAGCGGGGTCAGGCGTAGGCAAGACAACCTTTGTAAGAGAGATGATTTACCACCTACATCAGTCAGGCCAGCGTGTCGGATGCATCATGCTTGAAGAGGCAAACAAACGAACCCTTCTTGGGTTGGTTGGTATGCATATCAGCAAAAACATCACAATCGACAGGCAGATGGCTACTGATGAGGAAGTGCTTACCGGGTTTGACGACCTGTTCAATAACGATAAGCATCCTGTTTACCTTTATGACCACTTTGGCAGTACAGACGTTGACCTCATTTGTCAGCGAATTGTCTACATGGCCAAAGCGTTAGAGGTGGATTGGGTGGTTCTCGATCACCTTTCAATTCTGATTAGCCAGACAGCAATTGGCACTGATGAGCGGAAGCTGATTGATTATGCAATGACCAAGCTGAGAACGCTTGTTCAGGAACACGATATTGGGATGATTTTAGTAAGTCATCTCAGAAGACCAGATGGCAATAGAGGGCACGAGAGCGGCCAACAGGTTCGCCTGTCTGACTTACGCTCAAGCCATTCAATAGCACAACTGTCTGATGCGTGTATCGGATTGCAAGTTGACCCGGACGACCCCGATGGGGATTTCCGGCACTTGGTCATCCTCAAAAACAGGTTCACAGGACAAACAGGCCACGCTGGCACTGTTGTCTATAACAGAGAATCCGGGCGGCTCTTGGAACAAGAATTAGCGGATTTAACAACTGATGGTCATAAAGGAGATGAATCTTATGACAATGAAAGCACCGATGAACAGATGGGAAGCCAAGTGGGCTGACTTTCACAATGATAACCCTCAGATTGCAAAGTTGATGACACAGTTTGCCAAGCAACTTCTGCATAAAGGGTTCAAGAACTACTCGATGTATTCGCTCTTCAATAGAGTGCGATGGCACGTTGAGGTTGAAACCCGGGGGGATGATACGTTCAAACTGAACAACAATTTTGCCCCATACTATGCTCGTCATTTAATGGACACTGAGCCTAGCTTGCGGGGTTTCTTTAAGACCAGACATTGTGCAGGAGAGTTTTAATGCAGATTGATTTGTTTGAAGACGAAGATTTCATGGAAGGGCATGATGAATTGACGCTTGATGAATATCAGGCTGAAGCCACAGAATTTGCCTTTTACAACATGACGTTGATTTACCCAGTTCTTGGTCTTACTGGTGAAGCAGGTGAGGTGTCTGAGAAGCTGAAAAAGCTAATCAGAGACAATGACCTTGATTTCACTCAGGACGACATAACTGAGCAAATGGAATGGCAAGACAAAAGAGCATTGGCCTTAGAGATGGGTGATGTTATTTGGTACTTGGCAAATGCGGCCAATGATATTGGCTACTCACTTGAAGAGATTGCCCAGATGAATTTGGACAAGCTAAAAGACCGCTCACAGCGGAACACGTTAAGAGGTAGTGGCGACAACCGCTGAACCTTATGTCCAGATGGGTCTTTGATATAGAGACTGATGGACTTCTTCCTGACCTAACTAAAATCCACTGCATAGCGGCTCGTAACTTGGATGATGAAACAGATGTTGTTTCTTTCAAGCCAAACGAGATTGAGCAAGGTTTGTCATTTTTGTCGAAAGCTGAGTTTTTGACAGGGCACAATCTACTTAATTTTGACCTGCCAGCTATTCAGAAGGTTTACCCCAGTTTTTCCACCAACCAGATTGAGATCAAAGATACTTTGGTTCTCAGTCGACTCATCAAGGCTGACTTGAAAAATGACGACTTCAATCAGGCTTGGGTTACAACAGCAAGCGATATGCCCAAGCGTCTCTATGGCTCACACGGCCTAGAGGCGTGGGGCTATCGTCTTGGGGGGAACAAGGGCGATTTTGGTAAGACGACTGATTGGTCAGAGGGG